GCAGGAGCCCAAGCAACTGGCACAGATTCACCATCAGTATATATAGAAAATCCTTCAAACAATGGTAAAGTTAATTTAGGGTCAAGTGGCCGCAGATGGAATCAGCTTTTCGCAACAAATGGTACAATATCAACTTCTGACAGAAATGCAAAAACGAGCATTACTTACATGTCGGATACACAAGAACAGTTATTTAATAAATTGCGTCCAGTTACATTTAAGCTTAAAGATGGTTCAAGCGGACGTACACACTATGGATTTATTTCTCAGGATGTAGAAGACTCATTGGGCGAGCTTAAACTTACAGGAAAAGATTTTGCAGGCTTCTGCAAGGACTTGTGTGTAGATGAAAATGGAGAGGCTATGCTTGACGAGGAGGGCAATAAGATATATGATTACTCGTTAAGATATTCTGAGTTCGTTGCACTTAATACGCATATGATTCAAAAATTACAAAATGAAATTACCGAATTAAAGGCAGAAATTGCAGAATTAAAATCAACAACATAAAATTAATTTTAGGGATTGCACGTAAATGTGCAGTCCCTATTTTTTTTGTTTTCGTTCCTCTATATAGTCTTGTAATATCTTATTTACCAATGAATTTACTGTTCTTTGCTCTTTATTCGCAATCATTTCTAGCTGTATTTTTGTTTCTATTGGAACACGTAGTGTAAGTCCTATTGTTTCTTTCTTCACGAAATCACCTCCATTTTCTATTATATATAAATAATTTTTGAGTGCAAATGAAGCACTCCCCTTCTTAGACTTTGATAGGGGAGTGGTATTTTTAAATATGCGGTATAACTATTTTATCATCATGTTCTATGTTCAAAATTGCAAAATGACATTTCTACTTTTATTATTATTTTTCTAGCAAATTGATAACATCCTTAATAGATATGTGCTTCTCACCTATAATGTCAAATAGTTTTTTCATCTCTGTATTTTGTTGTCTGGCAGTTTCTTCAAATAATATTGTGTATAAATTGTCCAATTCTTGTTTTAATTGAGTAAGCCTTTCTTCTGTACTAATAATTTTCTTTTGTGCGTCTTTTATCCTTTCGTAAGTAGTTTTGCTCCTTCTTGATCTTTCTGCCATATGTGTATTCCTCCTTAAAATAATATTTTCTTTTTATAATAAATACTAGATATCCATTTTTGTATTTTAATAATAAGAGCAATATTAACATTGTTATTATGCACCCTTGGGGCGTCATCTATAATAATGTTATTTTCGGCATCATGAATTAATTTATTTAAGTCTACAACTCTATATCCATTGTGATACCCTTCATTCTCAACTAAATAACCCTTTTCTATAAAATTTTTAAATATTTTCTCATAGTTTGTTCGACTAATATGATGACCACAGAGTCTTACATAGTCTCCAGCTTTTGATATCATAACTTGTTCTGGATTTTTCTTTATATATTTAATAGTTGCATCTACCACAAGTGTTTTATTTGTTTTTTTACACATAATATAGTTTGTGCACAGCTCGTGTAAGTCTCCTTTTAAAAATATATCAACACCTCCATCTTCATGGACAACTATATGGTCTACAATTGTAGCTATTTGTTTTTTAGTTATATTTTTAGTGGATATAATATTATCAAAAATTTCTAGCGCATTATTTAAATCTTTTCTGATCTCATTGCCACTTAAGATTTCTTTTCTTTTGTCATCTACTTGTGTTGTAAGTATTTTTATTTCATTGTATTTCTCATTAACCATATTTGAATAAGTTTTATCTATTATATCACTCATAGATGGGTTTGCTATCATATCTTTAATTTTTTGTTCCAATAATGCCTTTACTTCACTTTCTGCTTTTGCTAAATTTTTTTCTAAATCTTCTATTACGTCTCCTGTTTTTTTAGAGCAGTCACGTTTAATTATTTTGTCTAAATCTATAATTGCTTCAGACAAATTTTCTCTACAATGTTCTAAAAAATATACAAGTGTGTCTTTTAATTCATTTTCGCTGACAATATGGCTTGTGCAATGTGTTTTCCCATATATATTATAGGTCTTACATATATATTTTGTGTTGCTGCTATTTCTCGTACCACCGCCTGATGTCATTTTTACACCACATGTAGAGCAGTACAATTTACCAGCGAATATGTTTGGCCTTTTTCTATCTTTTTGTCCTCGGTAATTATCTCTAGAGCGTTCAATAATCATTTCTTGTACTAGTTTAAAAGTTTGCTTGTCTATAATTGGTTCGTGCGCATTTTCAAATCTAATAAGATTTTCTTCAGGTTGAAAAATACGTTTTCCATTAATGGTCCTTCTTTTTGTTTTACCAAGGGTCAATGTCCCAATATAAAAATCATTGCGCAACATATTTAGAATAACATTTGGTGCCCATTTATAGCTTATCTTGCCTTTATATATTTGCCCTCTACGTTCCATTCTTTGTTTGGTTATCATTGTGCTATTTGGGACACCTCTTTCTGTAAAAAGTCTCGCTATGTACAATACTCCATAACCACTTAAATACAAATCAAATATTTCTTTGACATACATTGCACATGTTTCATCTATATGATATGATCCTTTATTAAATAAATCTAGTTCATAACCATATGGTACATTACTAACATACCTGCCTTCTTTTTGCATAATATCGATAGCTCTTCTTACATTTTTGCTGGTGTCTTTAACATATCTTTCATTAATCCATGTTGTAATCCCAACTGTTTCATGGGAAGATTCATTCCATGTGTCGTAATTATCATCTATTGCTATAACACGCTTCCCTGATTCTTCTATATTCTCTAAAAATAATTGGACCATTGAATTACGTCTGCCAAGACGAGAAAGATTTTTTACGATTATTATATCAACCTCGTCATTATTTAAAGCAATTTTAAGTCTATCAAAATCTGGTCTATCCATTGTATATCCGCTAACACCATCGTCAATATAAAATTTATCTATATGTATTCCATGTTGTTTAGCGAATTCAATTATAATTCTTTTTTGATTAAATATTGATGAACTTTCATCATCTCCATCGTCTCTAGATAATCTGGCATAGCCCACGTTTATCCCCAAATATATCACCTCTTTTATCATTGTTATATTTCATTAATATCATTGTAATACAAAAACAGGCTATTTTGCAAGCCTGCTTATTAAAAAATTTTGAATGTTCTCTTGCGGATTTTCTTGCCCTGAGATTATTATATGAACTTTATATTTATCTTTATATTTGTTTCGCATGTCTAGAATGTCCTGTTTTGTACTGTTTTTAGGCATGGATATTATAATTACTGATTTTTCCATGCGTCCTCCTATATGAAAATAGCGGCGATCACTAAATCGTCGCTATTGATTTGTTTTAGTTAAAATGTTGTTCTGTCATTTACAGCCATTGTAATTGTATTTTTAGTTACATAGTCGTTTGTGTTGCTATTTGTACAAGTAATATATGGTGGCCAATTTTGAGAAGTATCATATGTCCACCATGACGGTGGAGTATTAGTAGTAATATTTGTATCCTCTTCGTGCGTCTCGGTAACAGTCTTGCTGACAAGCTTACCTTCCTTGTCATATTCATATACAGTTTCAACGATGTCGCGTTTAATCATATGTTTGTCCTCCTTATGCTTTACCTGTGCTGCCAAATCCTCCGCGATCTGTGTCATCAAGTTCATCGACTTCAGTAAATTCTACGACGGGCTGCTTCTTTTCAATCCTGAACTGGCAAATTCTATCACCTTCATGAATTACGGTATCTCGCATTGCCAATGCAGGGAATCTCCAAATGTCATTAGTCCCTGAATAAGAATTATCGATGACGCCATAGGAGTTAGTTTGTAGTACTCCAAAGTTATTAAAGGTAGAACTGCGAGGGACAATATGTGCCTCATATCCATCTGGCAGCTTCATTGATACCCCAAGGGAGATTAACCTATAATCTCCCATTTTCATCTCAACAGTTTCTGCAGCGCGAAGGTCATACCAATCGGATTTGCCCTCAATATTCACAATCTTATCAATGTTGGGGTTGTGGTAAATGATCTTGATCTGTTCCAATGTACTTACCTCCAAAATTACATTAAATATTATTTGTTGCGGAAATATCTTCAATAGATAATTCTTCAACCTCTACATTTTGAGTTGGAACTACTAGGGCTTGTGCGACAGGGTTTGAATATGGATAAATCATTGTCATGTCACTTGTATTAACGCAAATTTCACCTGTAGCACACTCCGTAACCTGACCTGGATATAGCGCCTCGTATGTTTCTGCGTCGCTGAGTTTAGAAATAACAAACTTGTTTTTTGATGTGTTTGTTAGCGTAATACGCCAACCGCTTCGGTTGTCAAAATCATTAATAGCTGTGCAATTTAATGAAACACCATATTGTGCCAACAGACTACATTCTTTCAGAATAAAACCATATGTGGGAGCTTGCGAACTTACAACGCCAGCATTAAATACAAATGTTTCATGAGGTTCAAGTACACGATAATCTTCGTCGAAATAAATATAAACATCAAACCCCATATTGTCGTTACGCCTAGTTGGAATCCTTGCCTTTGGATAAATTTTTGCAAACTTTACATTAATATTCATATCACTTACCTCCAAAGTTACATTAAGAAATTAATAAGTTCTTTGAGACTTGGATAATTGTCGATATTAGATTCGTTGTGTACGTCATTATTGTCATAAACATAACAACCATAATCTTTGATATACGCATTTCTGAGCTGCATAGCCTTGTCAAGAGCGTCGTCAACTTCCTTCTTACGAGCGGCTTTTTCTGCTAGCTTCTTTACTTCTGCGGCCTTTTTAGCTTCTTCCTGCTGCTTCTTATAACAGTTCAGCTCACAGTTTGCTCTATCCTGTACATTGAAATATTCTTTGCCGCAAATACCACACTTAAATACCTGTTTAGCATACATCTTGTTCTCGTTCATAGTTTTTCGTCCTCCATTAATTTTGTATTATTATAGTTTGTATAAAACAATTTGGTTTTGTTCTATTGTTTTTTTTACATCAATCAACCTCTGATTTTTGCTACCACAAAATGCAAGTGTAATATCTCTTTGTTCTTCAATATATGGTCCATCAACTACTACGTCACATAAATTTAAAACACAGTTTATAAGATTGTGGTGTATGTTTTGCTCAGAAAGTCCCTTGATAAATGTGGTAAAATTATCAATATTTAATTCATAACCAGTATATAACCAAATATCTTTTTCTGGGAAGTTTGTTTTAATTTCTTCAATTAAGTTATATACGTTTAGTATATTTTTATACTCTAAGGGATGTCCTCCGCTAAAAGTAATACCTTGTATATATGGTTTATTAAGTTTTTCAAATAAATATTTTTTTGCATCATCATCGAACGGTTTCCCTGCATCAAAGTTCCATGTCTCCGTATTAAAACATCCTTGACATTTACGTGTACATCCTGCACACCAGAGAACTACCCTAAACCCAATACCGTTACTAATTGAGGCTTTGTCAATTTGCATATAATTCATTAACATTACCTCCATGTAGACTTACTATGCTTTGCTCTTAACTCAACTTCTTGCTGTTTACCTTTATTGAATGCGGTGGTATAGTTGCCAGTTAAATCACATTTTTGTGGACTATTTCTTGCTCCGTAGAGCTATCGTGTTTAGTCTCTGCATTTAGATAAATAACATCATAATCATATATACGTGAACGTTTGTTTTTTAATTTATGTCTTATATGCTCGAATGGCACATTGTATTTCTCGGCTAAAAATCTACTGCAAGATGCATATGAATCAAAATTATATTCTTGTTCATTATTCGTTATTTGTACTGGTTTTGATCTTTCTTTCCTTGCATTTTCTAAATTAATAGATCCTTGAGCCGATATATTTGTATGATCCCTATTTTTCATTTGATCGCTTTTAGTAACATAACGTAAATTACGATAATCGTTGTTGTGTGGGTTTCTATTCTTATGGTCAACCTCCATCCCTTCTGGACAGTCCCCCAACCAACACTCGGCAACAACTCTATGAATCATAACTCTTTTTATTTGGGGATTTTTTCTTCCGCCAAAATGCACAAAAGTCACATAATAGCCATTTTCAGAGTGATGAAAATCTAATTTAATTTTTAATTGTTTTTTTGATTTGACGTTTCTAAAAATTGTACCATTTTCGTTCACTTCGTATAAAAATTTTAAAGATTTTATTTTTCTAAACTCAAGATTTGAATTTGTATTATTCATCCCTTGATACCTCCTTAGTTATTATTTTACTTATGAACCTTAATAGGTGTCTGGCTAAGGAAACATGATATTATAGTTTATATCATTTTACGATAATTGAGGGGCATTTCCTTGGGCAACATTAGATAACCCCGTTACTCTTCTAAGTCTTTGAATATTGCTACTACCACACATCGGGCATGTTTCATTGAGTTCGTCGCAATACCCACAATCCATACATGTGTCATTTGGAACATTAATTGCAAAGTATGGGATGTCGTGGTCCATTGCATAGCTAACTAGTGTTTCCAATGCTTTAATATTATGTTTTGCGGAGCCTTCTAATTCGACATATGTAATACACCCCGCACTTGAATATCCAGTAAGTTGAGATTCAATATCAATTTTTTCAAACGGATCAATGTCTTTCCACACTGGAACATGCATACTGTTTGTAAAGAAGTCTTTATCAGAAATATTTGGAATTTTACCATACTTTGCTTTGAATTTTTTCATTGCTGTATAGCAAAGATTTTCTGCGGGAGTATAGTAAACACCAAAATTGAGACTATATTCTTTTTTAAATTTTGCACATTTATCTTTAAATAGTTGTTCAATACGCTTCGCTAATTCCATACCTTCTTCTGCGGTATGATCGCAACCAATAAGGATTTGAAGTGTTTCTGCAAGGCCAAGCTGCCCGATAGCAAGGGTACCATGCTTTAGTGCAGAGCGAATACCTTCTTCTGGAATATAGCCTGCCATTACGTTGTTCTCGTACATAAACTTAGCTGCATCAGAAGATTGGCTACAAATCCATTCAAATCGTTCAAGCAGCATATCTTTTGCTTCGTAAAGTTTTCTATTTAATAAGGCCATGAAGCAAGCGATATTATCTTCTTTTGAACCAGAATTATCCCAAGTATTATTTTTTGCTTCCATTGCAAGTGTAGGAAGAATAATTGTAACGGGGCAAATGTTACCTCTGCCATCTTTAAGCTGCCCAAGTCCATTAATGTCATATAAATTTGCTGTTCTGCAACCCATCGTACTAAAGTAAGTTTTTGGGTCGTTTTTATCATATCCGGCATTGTTAGACCAATCTACATTTGCATAATTTGGGTACAATCTTAGAGCAGTAGACTTTAATGCAAGTTGAAACAAATCGTAATTGGGGTCTCCTGGTACACGATTTACACCTTTCATACATTGAAAAATTCCACAAGGGAAAATTGAAGTTTTGTGCAATCTACCAGTACCTTCAATGGATGCATTGAGTAGTGCTTCTGTAATCATACGACCTTCCGGTAGGGTGCATGTACCATAGTTGATGGAGCTGAATGGAAGTTGGTTTCCTGACCTACTTTGTAGGGTATTAAGGTTATGGTACATTCCTTCAACTGCCTGCTTTGCTTCACGCTTTGTCATGTCCATCGCATATTGGTACGCCTTTGCATTTCGATAATCGTTTGCTTCGGGGTCGTTAAATGACAATTCATTTGGTACTCTATTTGGATCATAATCTTGCTGTACATACTTCATGCCATCTTTGAAATGTTTTGCGAAGCTCTTCCTTACATAAGGAACCATTGTCCAATCTAGATGTGTTGCGCTAACTCCGCCGAATTGCTGTAGAGATTGAATTTGGAAAATAACTGCAACCAATTGAAATGCAGTATTAATTGACTGTGCAGGTCTTACGTCAGTTTGTCTTGTATTAAATCCATTTGCGAGTAAATCATCAAATGGAATAGAAAGGCAGTTGCCAGTTACAATACCATTTGGCAAAACGAAACTGTGATCTTCTGGAACATCAAGGCACCAAACTTCTTCTGTTTCATGTTTCTCAATACTTGTAACGGTCCAATAGTATTTATTATTATCCCCAGTGAAAATAAATTCTTTTGTAAAATTTCTGGTTGTATAGTTTGTTTTTTCTCCAGTTTTATCAATTACATGGGTAATATAATATCCAAAGCTCGGAGCTTCATCTTCAATAAAACTTGCAATTTGCTCATCCGTGGTTAAGATAGATTTTCTATTACCGACCTTTTGCCCATCTGCACAATATAAACCATCAAACAATGCGTGCTTTTCAGATAGTGACATACAATGTATATCAGGAAATTTTTTTACAAGGCCAATCGTGCTACTAAATGTTAAATATAAATCTCCATTATTCATCTCTTTTGTACTATGTTTTAAGTTAGAAAATCTTGATTCATATTTCACTTTATCTCCGCAAAGTCTTAGTCTCACAAATTTAACATCGTCATGCTTAACTCCGTGTGACCATCTTACTGCATTTGTTCCGTCGCCAAGAATAAATCCAAGACACCAAAAATACTGTTCAAATTGGTTTGCAGAATCGAAATCAAACTCTCTTACATCAGGAGCTTTGATTAATTTATCTCCAATTGATAAAGATGTTGTAATAGTTCCGTCTGCAAGTAGCCATCTATGATCTGGTGTAAAATACTCAGATTCTTCAATCCCACATCGTGCAAATGTAATTTTATTCAGTTTTTGCTCTCCATAAGAATGAACAGTTGCCTCTCTGTATTTACCTGTATGAGTCAATACAGAAATAACATCTCCATTTTTAAAATCCTCAAAAGAATATACGCCATATTTTGTAATAAATCTTGTAGATCTCTTTGCGCAATTATGCATACCCACGGCATAACTATTTAAGTCATGAATATAAATTTCATTATTAAGGTGGTTATTTTTCGCCATGTCTGACATACAATAATCCAACGCATACTGCTTCATAACAATATCATTAGCTTCGCCCATTCTTCCACCAAACGAATGCTCATCCACATTAGCATTCTGATTCTGCACATTTGATGCAGTAAGTTTTTCTGAAATAGCTTTAATCAAATTTTGATACTGTGACCTCGCCATGCTATGTAAATATCTGTATTCAATATATTTAGTTGCAACATCTTTGCGGGCACTTCCCATAAGTTTACCCACCACAATATCTTGAATTTCCTCAACGTTCATATCTTTATTTAAAGATTCAACATAGTTTGCAATCTCTCTAGCTTTTTCCTTAGCATATGGAGTTTCTTCACCATCAACCTCAAGAAATGCTTTCAAAATTGCGAGCTTAACCTTGCTTTTATTGAATGGTACCTGTCGCCCATCGCGTTTTGTAACGTTCAATACTTATCACTCCGTTTCTTCATTTTTACCTATATAATATAGAACCTGCTTTAGCACATTCTCTATATTTTCATTAGCATCAATTTTATGTAGCTCCACATCTTGGTGCTCAATATTTTTATAATGCCATACGAGCTTATCCAATTCTCTAAACCAATCATTTGTGGTATCGTCAGTAAGTAGTCTACCAATAATTTCGTGGTCACCTGCGCCACGTTCAATCATTCTCATAATACGAGTTGAAACCGCAGCATCAAAATAAACGATACAGATTGGTCGAGAACCATTGAGATTTTTTAGTAGGTTTTCAACGCCGGGTACATCTATTACATAAGTACTACATTGCTCAAGCTGCTCGTATGTAACACCATATTTATTGCCATTATAAAAAGTATAAGCAGCAAGTTCTCCAAGGTTTAGGAAGTCCTCTTCCGAGACAAAAACATGACCGCTTTCTGCAAAATGCCTTGGCTTTCTGGTGGTGTACGACTCCACCTGCTTGTATCCGTGCACTTTTTCAAGGATAGTCGCGATTGTAGACTTACCTGAAGCTGACTTCCCTACTAATAGAAAAAGTTTATTATTCATTGTCGTTGTCATGTTTCAAACAAATCTCCTTAAACATTGGCAGCGTCTCAATCCATTTACAGAACATAACCCATTCAATAAGCCTGTGATTCTTACGCTGCTGATAAATAGTTTTAAGCTGTCTGTAGTTTGTCGTCATTCTTGCAGTAAGCTTAAATCCACATGGATTCGAATAAAGAATCTCAAGATACTTAATCTTCTTCATTCTATCAGCAATAGAACCAGGTTCTGCGTCCTTGAATTTTTCACAATACTCATTGTAGTCCGCTACCTTTTCTTTCATAATCTCAATAATTCTTGGATCGACATATTCGATATATGCTTTATCTAAGTCGAATTGAGTAATGCGGTGCATAGTTGACTGAGAACTTACAAAGTCAAAGAAGTGGTATCTTTCTGCCTCCGTCCAAGCCTTAACCGTATAAGTTAAATCAAATTGTACAATAATGCCATTCAAGAAATTGTCATGCCCAGTTCCAGTTGGAACACTACCAAGACTCTTAACCATCTTTGTGACTTCATCCGTACATTTTGACACATCAGTAGACATTGGATATTTGGAAGCTTTAATACTATCTTCTAGTCCATACACATGCACATTAGATACCATATCATACTGATTTCCTAGGCCGTCCTCTGCGCTTAACGACAGGTTGTTCATCTCCTGTGTTGGGCTCATTTTTATCTACCTCCTCTATTGTGTTATTTACTTCGTCCATTAATTTTGTACTGTCATATACAATCTCAATTTTAGAAATAATATTTTTAATTTTTTCGTCTTGCTTCTTGATTACCTCGATTGCTTCATCAAGTGAGCCATCAAAATTTGAAAGCTCTTTATTGCGCATAGTCTGCCACCACCCAACTAGTGCCTTATCCAGTGAGGTGTAATACTTAGCATCAGTCATAATGGTGGTTTCTTTGGTCTCACCAGTTTTCTTATTGTCAATTGTTTGTGACTTTGGGATTCCTACAGTGTAACAACGGCTGTCAACACTGATTGCATAACCATCGCTGAGATGAATCATTTTAGTGTCTCCTTGCGTCATTCATTTTGTACTGTCTTTGGAGTGTCCTTTTCATCTTAATCGTGCTTTAGTGCTTTGCCGCAGAATTCTTCTAGCTTCTTAAAGATGCGTTCGTACTCACGATGAGAACAGTTGGGCTTGTGCCATGGCGCAATCATCTGTAAAACAGTCTGACATGCAACGCGATAACCAAGGATCATAGACTGGCCGCGTTCCTTTGTTAGAAAGTCACCAATAGCCTTCTTGATTTCTTCCTGACTCATTTCTGATGGATCAATTCCAGCTACGGCCTCATCGATTTCGTTGTTTAGACTCTTATTTTCTTCCATGTAGATTCTCCTTCCATAATTTGGAATACATATAGTATAGCACATTCATTTTGTATTGTCAAGGCCCTGAATGTATTTTCAGAGCCTGACAATTGTTAAAACTTTATGCCATACTTTTTCTTCGCGACGTCCGTGAGCCACTGATTGTATGATTTCATTTTGTCTACAATCATTTTATCTTCGCCTTCTTTTTTGCCAAGAATAGCTACTTGCTGTCCTTTTACAATTAAGTCTTGAAACTTCTGTAATGCGTCTGGCCAGATCGTAACCTCAATCAACCCATCTCCAGAATAAATATTAGCGAATGCAAATTGACTTCCTGTTTTAGTTTTTTTCTTTTGAATCTTTGAAATAATACCCACGATGACGCATTTGTCACCATCTTCATATGAAGTAAAATCATCAAGTATCTCATAAGCTTTAGCAAATGGGTTCTCGTCTGATACAAAGATTTGCAGAGTTTCGAACTCCCAAAACGCCTCATCTTTTAGATATTTTTCATTGCATTCATCAATGTATTTTTGATATTTTTCATTTTGTTCCTCTTCGAACTTAACTTTCTTCTTGCAATTGTAGATTTCAAGTACTCGTTCTTTATCAACTTTACGGCCAATCATATACTGGCTGGTGTCAATATTCCATTCCATAAGCAACTTCATTTTTGTCGGCAATGATGCAACTGGTTTATATTCACTTCGCTGATACATGGAATTAAGATATTTAATTAGAAACTTCTTTTTATTTTTTGTTGGAATCGCACCAGACTTCACAAGAGAGATAATTTGTGCTTTTGTCGGTTGTACTCGTTCTACAAAATTATTAAAGTTTGTAAATCTACCATTAGTGTCGCGTTCATTGATAATGGTTTCTGTAAGAGTCGAACCAATTCCAGTAAGTGCTGATAGCCCAAACAGAATCTTTCCATTAACAACAGAAAAGTTCATGCCTGAATTATTAATGTTTGGCGGCAAAATTTCTACACCGAATTGTCTTGCATCAAGAACAATTTTATTTACTTTACCTGCTTTATCTTTATTAAGATTAAGCATTGCTTTAAAAAATGCTACTGGGTGATGCGCCTTAAGATACGCGGTTTGCATACAAATTACAGCGTAAGCCGCAGCATGCGACTTGTTAAACCCATATCCGCCCTTTGTGGACAATTCTTCACATATTTTGTCGGCTATGTCTTTCGAATAACCATTGTTTAAAATTTCTTGATGTAGCAGTTCAACTTCCACTTTAACTTTTTCAGGTTGTTTCTTTGCAAGACATTTACGCATCCTGTCGGCACCAGCGTCACTTCTGCCGCCAAATATTTTTGTAAGTCTCATACTCTGCTCTTGATAAATATTTTGTCCGTATGTCTTATCAAAAATTTGAGCCATGTCTGAATGAATATAATGGATACTACTTGGATTATTTTTACCCTCAATGTATCCATCTATTGCTGGCATAGCGTCGGGACGATACAAAGCAACAAGAGCGGTTAAATTCTCCAAAGAACGTGGTTGCAATCTTGTAATCAAATCTTTCATCCCAGCACTTTCTATCTGGAACAAAGAGTCTGTTTTACCACTACAAATTAAATCAAAAATCGCCTCGTCATGTTCAAATGCTGGATTATTAATATCAATTTCCCATGGATCAATATTATCTTCTTGCATAGCTTCATTGATTGCAATTAGTGAGGCGACTCCTAAGCAATCATATTTGACTAAGGAAATTTTCTCATCCATTACCTTATCAACAGAGATAACATGTTCTCCATTTTGGCCACGCCTTATTCCAATATAATGGTCATACGAGTTCCTACATACGATAACTCCTCCTGCATGGATTCCATAACCACGAGGGCGATTTGTTATATGCCCTGCGATATTTAATAGTTCTTTATATTTCTGGTTATCTGCTATCTCTTTATTATTTACCAGACATTCTTCCCAACTATCTTGGATAAACCCCTTGCTAATTCGCTCCATTTCTTTATAGGGGAATCCAAGTAATTTGCCAATATCTCTAATGCTTGTGATTGGAGAAGTATAGACAATATTCATAACCTGAACAACTCTATCTTCGCCATATTTATTAGTTAGGTAATCAATAACTTTCGCACGATCACTTACATCAACATCAACATCAGGAAGATCTTTTCTTTCGATGGTAAGAAAACGACCAAAATCAAGATCATACTTAATCGAGTCAAGATTGGTAATGCCGAGCAAGAAGCAAACTTCTGAACCACAAGCTGAACCCCTACCTGGTCCAACAATAACGTTATTATTACGACACCAATTAATATAGTCTACAAGGATTAAAAAGTAATCACAAAAATCCTTCTTTTCGATAACGTAAAGTTCTTCTTCAATTCTTTTTTTATAGACATCTTGCTTTTCCTGTGGCCATTTGTCCATACCTCTACGAGCATACCCCTTACAAGTTAAATCTCGTAGATATTCGGCAGAATTTGAATATTTATCTGGAATATCAATTTTAGGAAGTTCTGGCTCATGCCAAGGCATGTCCACATCTTCGCACAAATCTGCAACCAAATCTGTATTTTTAATACATTCACGAACTGCATCATATCCAATCTGCTTATCAAGTACTTCGTGAATTTCTTCATCGGACATAAAATAGCATCCACTGTATATTTCAGATGCGGTTTCTTTGTCCTGAGCAATACGAAGAAAATAATCTTGATAATATAGGTCTTCCTTCGTTGCTGCATGAACATCGTTGGTCACTACTACTGGCGTTTTTGTATCTGTAGCTAGGCGCATAATTTTTTGATTATACGCCTGCTGTTCTTCGTTATCATGTGCTTGAATTTCTAAAAAATAATATGGGAACAAAGACCTATATTCTTTTACCATCTCTACACATGTATTATAATCCTCTGTGCGAGATAGCCTACTAGCAAGACACGCAGAAAGAACAATAAAATTTTTTGCCCCCTCTTTTGCAATATCATAACGAGTTACACGAGGTTTGTAATAAAACCCATGTAAATGTCCAAGCGTAGAAATTCGATTAATTGCACGTCGCCCCTCTTCATTACGTGCAATAATAATCATGTGGTAGTATTTATTATTTGGATCTTTAATTTCCCTATCTTCACACTCGTATGCTTCGATACCGAATAGTTGTTTTACAGTTGGGTATTTGTCTTTAAGCTCTGCGTAGTATGGATGTGATGTAAGTTCGCCGTGCTCCGTAATTGCCAGAGCTCTCAGGCCAAGTTCAGATGCACGTTTCAGATTTTCTTCTGGTGAACTGTAACCATCTAGGATGCTAAAATACGAGTGTGTGTGTAGACTACTTGACATCATCACCACCTCCATTCATTTCGTATTGTCATTTTACAACCACAAGCATTTTACTTGCTCTTGTAACTGCAGTATATAACCATTTACGATGATACTCTCTATCTCCAAGCCACTCATCATATATAACTACTCTTTCAAATTCTGAGCCTTGACTCTTATGAACAGTAATAGCATAAGCGTAGTCGAATTCATAGGCACGAAGTGGCTTTGGATACTTCTTCCAGTTATTTGCATTGACCGTTGGCTCCTTATCTGTAAAAATTTTATAATCCATATGAAGCTGTTCGTATTCTCCATCATTATCTGATATAAAATTTGCAATCATTTTAGGATTATATAATGAGTCATCAGCTAGCGAAATGTGGTCAACTATACCAATCATACCATTAACCAATGGGTCTCCATTTGTCCCAACTTTATTCCATTGATTTTTAAGACAAATTACCTTATCGCCATTTTTTGGTGCTAAACCATATTCTTCACCCCATTTAATTTTTCGTAATTGCTCATTTAAACAATGCCGAGTTGCATTCTTGCCGCAAATAACCTGACTTGCACCAATTAGTAATTTGTCAGAAACTTTATCTAGAGGAAGGACTCTACATTCCTTTGGGCCTCCATATTCAATCCATTTACCATTCCTAATATCCATACTAAGACGAATAATA